TTTTGCATTGATGGCCCAGCGTGGGCAGTGTAGCAAACGATACACACTGCCTCTGCTTTCTGCATTACTACAGAAATTAGGGCTACGCTAATTAAAATTGTGACTAAATAAAACCGGACTGACTACCGGACAAAACTTTAGACACAAAGTTAAATTCGGCGCAGTCCAGGACTTTAAAAGTCCCCCTATCAGCCACAAATAGGTAGAATGATTTTACTTACTAGCTCATTCATAAAAGCTACATTTTTAAAATGGGGTTTATGTCCCCAAAACCTACCAACCTATGCAGGTGGACTTAGTTCAAAATACATACGGGGCAATCCGGTGAAAAAGTAACATTGAAAATCCTCACCAATAGCAGTATAGATGTCTAACACACCCATACTGGCAATGGAACTTTGACTTCCATTAAACCATCTTGCATCCCAACATCCTTCCCATGAAGAAGGTCCAGTATAATTCTCGGGTTTACCTGGCACAAAACGATAAGGACTATAAAAAGGCATCTCAAATTCAAGTGCACCATTAATTTGGTTTGTTGTCAATGCCATACCACGAGTTCCTGGAAGTGGATGCCCAGGAAAAGGTAAGTCACCAGAAATTCCAACTTCCCAACTAGTCATAATGTCTTTACGAGCTGCTTGAGAACTAGTATAAGATGGTGTTTGTTGAACAACATTTCTGTATTGAGGCGTTGATGGATTCCAAGGAGCTCGCTGAACTTCAATAAGATCTGCATTACTAGCATAACCTCTTGGAATAAACTTATATCGTAAAGATCCACGATGCCCAGAAAAAGCATATCTAACCCAATGAAGTAATAAAGTATTTACATAATTATATGATTGATTAGCAGCCGTCAAATCAACAGCATCAGCAACGTTTCCACGTAAATAAGGAAAGGCTGAATGTCTCACAGAGCGTATTCTAGAATTGTCTTCGGATCTAGCTATGACATTCCATAAAGAATATCTTTTAAGCATTGTTCTAAAAGACGTTATAGCTTCGCCAAAGAATACTTTATTCAATTGTGAATTATCCACTGGGGGTAATCCTATAATTGTAGTATTACTTTGTTGTGGAGCATCCAACTCGGTAGTATTTTGACTCTCGGGTACTATCTCACCTGATTGTGGTTCTAAAAACGGACCTTGAAACTCTCCACTTTGTGGTTTTAACACAAAATGTTGAAAATAATCATCTGGTGCCGCAACCTCAAAATCGTCTCCCATGGACACAAATACATTAATTTCAATGTCGTTATTCGTTGTACTATTTGGTGTAGTCAATTCATTAACAACAATGACCCCAATAACACCATTTCCAGGCCCCTTATATGTGTAACGTGACGTAGAATACATTGTACCTACACTATCTTCTCCTGGTCTGGCGTGATCAAGGAAATTTCTAGCCTGACCATTTCCAATTTCTATGGTGAAATCTTGCTCTTCAGCAATATCCACAATTTTCAAATAGTTGGTATTGTATTCAGAGAAACCTAAATATGTATTATCGGCAATCCAATTGGGATCATATACAAACTTCAATCTCCCTTTATGAAAGCTAGAACACACAATTTGAAACCTAAATCTCATAGAACCTTTCCAATGCGTAAAAGGTAGTGCAGCCATTGCACAAGCAGGAAAGTGAAAAGAAGTGGGAGGACCAGTAGTTTCAGCCCAAATACATGGATCCAATCTACTATTCCAAAGAAGTGTATCTGGTGCAGTTCCGATGTTCCAGCTAAAAGTAGTTAAATAAGATTCGCGCTTTGCGATCTCTCGAATATTCAAACTATCGCTAGGACCTATACCGGCTATCCTTGGGTCAATGGTCAATTCCTGCTTCTCATCAACTGTAAGTTTCATTGCATGATCTGGAACATTTGTCAAAGCAAGTGAACCAATCTGCACTGGGTGATATGGTTCCGGAGTCTTGGTGATGGGTGGTCGACAATAGCCAAATAATTTTGCCATTCCTGCAACAGCATTCGATCCAATTTCGGTTGCTGTTGCAAAAGGGCCAATATATGGTACACCCTTAAGATATGCTGCAAACTTGGATATGCTTGTGGCAGGGCCACTAATAGTTCCTTTCTTATTTGCTTCCTCAATTTCACCAGACTGTGGAGACAAAGTATTCTGATCAACTGATGTAAGAACACTCATTGACACATCCTCAGCCCACGCAAATACTGTTATAGTAACCACATCAGTGGCACCATTGGCATGCTTCAAAGGGTTTAAAGTTCTGAAATATAACCGACCCATCTCGCTCCATTGAGATTCACAAATCTCAAAATAGTTTGCATAGTGAAACATGGGCAATTTTAATTCTCCTCCCGTTGAAGTTGTGGGGTTCAAGAAAATGTGCGGTTGTTGACTAGCTTGGACTAAATCTGCCCTTATAAGCGCAGCATTTGTTGACAACGTGTCAAACACATCAAAAGGAAGGTAACTCACTAACATTCGACCGTATTGAAAACCATTGCCATTGATAACAATTTTAACTTTCAAATTTGCTTTCAACAAATTAAAATTCGTTAAACGATTAGAAACTCTAGGATTATTAAAATATAAACTCCAAGGATCTAAATCAAAATTCATATTGGCACTGGTTGACCACTCTTCTTCAGCGATCTTAATAGGACGACCAAAGAAATTAGCTAGTGAAGCGTCATTTGCGTCCTGCATAGAGCGCGTGGGATCCATTACGGAATCTACACCATACATGTAAGGATCATGTTGATCTGAAAACTGTACATTCTCATAAGTAGCTTGTTTACCAACTTTAAAGATTGAATTATCTGCAGTTGTCCCACTCTGACAATTAAGAACTTCGATAGCTTCGTCTAATATCTTCATGGCTACAGCATTTGGACACTTGGGAGGAATTTCCACTCCATCAAACAGTGAAACTCTCTTCCCTAATTCCCATCTGTGTTTATGCCATAGCTTGTCAAAACGATTAGGATTAATCTTGTACTTCTTGAGGTCAGACAAAATCTCAAAAATGGTTGGAAACGTCTTATTTACAACGCCAACCGGTTCAGTGTTTAAATCAAAATTTTTATTATACATACTAAGCGGTATTTACAATCTCCAAGCATTGCTTAGTGCAAGGAGTGGTGTAGTTTATATTGGGATGGCGAACCCCTCCCCTAAATAGGGGTACTCTAAGGGTAGAGTGCCAACATGTACAAAGCCTAAATTTTACATACAAAAGCACACAAAAATATGTAGAACTCGGTATCCATATATACACAAACGATTTTGCGTTACCGTAGTACCCAGATCGTTAACTGGGCGAATAGATTTAAGGCATCTGTTCCAAGCCTCTAATTAAAGCATCTAAGGCGTTCACCGCCATTTTGCTTGTGCCTTCATCAATTTCTCCTCTAAAGGCCATTTCATATATTTCTTGTGCTGCGAAATCCCTTATCCTTTGCATACCATACTTCTCATTATTTTCAGCGATTTCAAATATACTAGTAAGGACACTCTTCACATCATCCCTTGTCAATATGGGTAACAAAGCTGTTCTAAAATCTTGTCGCAACGTCATTAGGGAGCGTTTGCGCTTTCTTTGAGAAAATTGATCACCAATGGCCCCAAAGTAAGGCAGAAAATATCTACGAATAGCTTGTAACTGTCGATCAATCCATCTAGCTATTGTTTTTTGTACTTTCTTACCCTTCAATATTGGATACAATTTGTCCACTATTGGAGTAATAATACAACGACAGAGAAGAACTGTCCATTCAGGTATATACACTCTGACTACAGTTATAATAAACCATTTTAATAAAGGAATCAACTCTCCACGGAAAGTAAGAAAAAATAGCCATCTGCGATCAAATCCATTTATACCATGAGGCAGGATTTTCCATTTCCATCCTCTTCTCTGTAAAAGTGCAATAATCGAAAAACACACGAGATCACCATATTTTATAAGAATGTGCTCCCACCAATAACGATAGTCATGCTCTGTACCTCTACAATGATCTAAATAATCTAAATATGCTTTATTAGTAGCCCAGTTGGGATCATATATAAACTCAACTGTAGATACATCCAAATCCCCACAATGAGGTTCTAATAAAATTTCTTCTTCCTCCTCTTCAAGTTCCTCACCCAAATATTTGTGCCGCCAACGATTAACACGCTTATCATAAGAAATCTCAAGGGCAGGGCACAAACACTCAATGCCACATTTCTGAGCCACACGTCGAAGTTTATCCCTACGATCTTCAAATACTTCGCGGCCATAATAAAACCAATCGTGCAACGAGCTCTCAATATTCTGTGCAGAATGAGCTTCAAGAGATAACTCCTTAGAAAGTAAATGCGTATGAAGTCGTTTAAAAATGGACTCCTCAGAAAGTAATCCAACTTTTTGTCCCAAATCCGCATTAAATACACACTTGCGTTTCAAGAAATCAACATCATCTTCATTCATGTAATGGGTTGGTGTTGATTCCTTGTCAGGCATGGTAAATTTCATATCGTGTTCTGCAAGCCACTCTGCATATGTAATGTGGGTAAAACCGCCACAAGAACTAGATACCGTTCCAATTACGTCATCTCCATATGTCAAAAACGAACAATTCTCTTTAAAATCTGCATTGGGATAAATTGTGAAAAAGCAACTCCGCAACAATAAAGAATTAACTAAAGAGTTAATAATTACTGTAAGGTTCTGACCGGATGGATTAGTTCCAAATAATTGAATCAAATCACCATTATAAGCCATTACCGGATACACAACTTCATTTACGACCATCTTCATTAAGTGATTATCGTCGGCAGTATACCCAACACATTTGCTTGCAATATCAATCAAAATATCAAAAGCAGCAATAGTGACCTGAGCGGGCATTCGCACATCATACTTACTGTAATCACCAGCCAAAACACGATCTTTACCCTTACTCATAGCGGCTTCCCAAAGCTCTTCCCACTCTAAACCTTCGGCATTTACACCAACAGCACATTCATACAAAATTGGATTCATTTGAATGATTCGAACAAGTGGAAGAAAGTACATCCTAATTATCAATTGTAAAACAAGTGGAGCACTTTGAAATACTCTTACTTTGTCTTTTGTTAATTTGGTGGGCTCATCCTTCAAACAAGACTTCCAAATCATATAACATCTTTTACCTTCACGTAAAATGTCAACAGCTCTTTCAAATTCTTCCCATACTTCAGGAACAAAGGTGCGGGGTTTACCAACATCCGGATAATCTTTTGGATCTAAATCTACAAGTAATGAATGTTTTGATCCAGATAGCGGAAAACCGGGAGAAGATGAAAAATTCATAGGATCAATAAATTTAACACTACTTAATCCACAAACTGTGGCAACCCTTGTCAACGGTTTCACGTGGAAAAGTTCTGGTATTTGCTGTTTTAAACCACTAGTTAATTCCTTCATGGATTGAACCGCTTTAGCCAGAACACTTCCAACTGGTAGGCTGGGAACGGCAGCATGAACAAGCGTAGCTTGATAAGGATATCTCCCCTTTCCCTTCATTTTTGGTGGACCCCATTTCTGAGAAACTCCAAATACCTCTGTGATAGCGTCTGACATAATAGTGGGAAACACATTACTATGGGGTGTTGCCTTTCCACTCGTCTTTCCATAAATATCAATGCATGCACCTTCAGTTAGAAAGTTTACAGCACTCTTGGGGTGAATTTCGGCACCTTCAAAAATTGGCTTCCCGAACGTTTCCGTCGGAAAATCCCCCATGTGAGGAGCTAAATCGCCGCAAGATGCTGATAAAACCACTCCATTAACTGAAGACAATTCACTAATAGCTAAGTTAACTTGATCCAATGTAAGTGTGCCACATCCCCCAAGCTTTCCTTTTCCAGCTAAATGGAAACCCATTATAACAGATCCCTTCATGTCACTAATAACAGGAGACATGCACATTCCAGGACGTGTTTCAATAGGTAAGTCGTAATAACTACCCGCGAAAGTCTGCTGAGTATGTGCAACTTGTCTACTACCTTGAAATAATGTCGGAATTGCACGTAAAGATGTATCCATTATATCACGAGTTACAAGCTTGGCAGGACTTCTTCGAAGTACTTTCCCTGTCGGCAAAAATTTCCTAAAATCTTTCATTGAACCACCACCCGTTACAAAACAAATAGTAAAATCAGTAAAGGGAATTTCAACACGAAAAGCTTTAGAAATTTTATCATTAAAGTGGCTGCCTACTCTTCCTTCTGTGGTTTTGTAACAACGTACTTTAACATCTCTGTCCCCATGTTCTCTCAAGAAATGAGTTGGAACAATCATAAAATTCGAAGTTATATAAAACCCCAAAGTAGTTTTGTTAATATCAGAAATTACACCAATCAAATTAGTACGCATTGAAGCAGCCAAATTATCGGATGAAGTGGTTTTTGCAGGTTCGGACATTGGAAGAGGTACGCATTCAGGCACTAACCAAGGATTAACTCGGTCATTTCTTTCATTAATCTCCTCTATACTTCCAGGGGTTAAACTTTGAGTATTCAATGTTAAATATCTGGACCTTAAGAGACCGAGAATTACTCCGATAGCTCCTAAACCAATTATAGCATATTTAAACTGCCATTGTTGAGTATATGTATGTACAACATCCTTTAACTCAAGAATCCTATTTCGGACCATGCATTTATATGTTTGTATCGTCGCACAAGTATACCAATACATGCCAAACAGAGATAATCCCAACCACAATAAACTGAAATAAGGGAAAATCCATATAGCAAATAACATTATGACAACAAAAGAGCTATTTCCAGCAATCAATGAATGTCTAATATCTTCTCTCCAGAAAATTAAACCAAATGACAATATCCTTGGATGACAAATCCAACTCTCGGGCATAAAATCAAATCTCTCCCACCACAAGCATACAGCATTTGTGGTAAGGATAGTAGAAGTTACTGCACGTTCATATTGCTTTTGTAATTCTTCTGCACGTCGATGGAAAGAACCTGTGTACCCAGCATAATATTGACAATCTTCTGATTGAGTTTCTCCTGATTGAGTTTCTAAAACACTTTGGTTTTGAAAACATAGATTAGTGATTCTCGATTCTAATTCAAATGAATCGTGGGACCAGACAAAGGACTTGCCATCGTCATCACATAAAGAATCAGAATCGGAAGCATAATCAACTTCAGGGGTGTCACTGCCGTTATTACTATCATTATTATTACATGAAGATGAACAATCGCAGTACACCATTCCACATTTCTCACATTTTGTGGGAATTCCTTCCTGACTAGCTAAATATTGACCTTCCTCAGTAAAATGTTGCTTCGATTCAATTTGTAACCATCTCAAATACTCTTTAACAGAAACTCTAACCATTCTCTTGCCTTCAAAAGAAATGGGAATCATAGCGGCCAAATCAACGTGTTTCTTATTCATAGCTTCATAGGTACGAATAGTCAAATACCATGCATCTGGAGACGCAGTATGTCCGTATAAAGCTCGAATCTTCTTCTTGTTTAAAATTCCTTTCTCACAACAATTAGCTTTCGGCTCCACTTTAACGTGATATAAACGCCGAAGAACAGATTCAGGCTCGTTAGAATACCTTGCCGCATTCAAATGTTCGACATTGGTTGAAACAACACAAAACCAAGGGTTCAAAGAAACTTTCCCCTTCAAAAATACATCAGCCATTGGGGCTAAATATTTAATGTTATTTATAACTTGAATCAAACGATATGCAGGTGAAAAATCCATAAATTCTTCTTTAGTGTTAGCGAAATCATCAAAAATAATGGCATTAATATGCGACCGAATAGATGATGCCCATTTGTCGTTATCTGCCCAAGTGGCAATCCGATCCTTCTCGGCACTCAAATCATTGTAAACAAGTCCAGCATTAACAGTCAAATTTGTGAGACTAGATTTTCCACAACCAGACTGCCCGAAAAAGCAAACAGAAAATGGACAAATGCGCAAACCACCTCTAGTTCGCAACTGTGTAAACTCAGTATCATAATCTCTCAGTCTATCCACACGATCGGAAACATATTTCCTTTCAAAAACTTGATTTCTTGGAATGGTTTTTAAAAGATTGTCACCAAACTCAATCGCTTTCTTTATGCGGGCATCATATTCATTATCGTCAATGTCTGTATACTCTCGTAAATTGCCAGTTATAGCATATCCATGCTGTGAACGCAATTCATTATAATAACGTTCAAACTCAGTAATTTTATCCTCTTCCATAAAGAAAGCTGACACTTCACCAGTACTGTATACTCGCCATCCACCTTTCATAAAGCCGGCGACAGCTTCATAAAATGCATCAAAGATATCTCCCGCTGCCAATTGCTTTTTAGAAACTATGGGTGTGAACAATGCGACATTTCCCACTTTAAAAGTAAGATCAGCAGTAGAACACATCCCACAAGAAACAAGTACATTAATTAAATGTGTAAATTTATGAGCAATAGTTGAATGTCGAAACTCTTTCCAGTTATTAAAGGCGTCATCCACAACTATGTGCCAAGGAGTACACTCAACTGAACCATCTTGAGCTTGTAAAACAATTTCTCCATCTACTTCACGAATATCTTGTTCAAATGTTTCATTAAGCATTTTCTCAATCTGGGAAATTCCAGCGTCACTTGACCAGTCAGCTATATAATCAATTCTCTTAACCCATCGATAAACCTGAAGTGGCAAAGAATGTTTAACATGTGCCTGTAAATATTGGACAATTGCAGCAATCATACCGTTTTTAGTTCTAGCATCTCTGAGGCTAATAAACAAACAAAGGATCTGAATAACTTCTTTCATAAAAGGGTCCGCTGAAAGGGAACCTAACTGAGGTTCTAATTTAGGTCTAAATAATCTACCAGACCAAGACCAGATTAAGATAGAGCTATCAATTGTCATCTTACTTAAAAACGCGATTTTCAAAAAGAAAATTAAAGAATGTAATGTCAAGACATAAGAAAAGAAACAATCGACAACTCCAGGTTGGTAAAAACATCCACACACAAATAGCCAGGCATTGATAAGACACGTAGGTGGGACATAAGTTACCAAATTGCGTTCACGCTTTTGCTTTTTAAGGCGCCTGCGTTCGCATTTCTTGCAGTAGTTTACCCCCTTAGAGGCAGTTGAATCCTGCTTGGACAATTTCAACTTTTGGGCTTGGTGGGCACGGTTGGCAAATCTCGAACTCATCTTCATGTTTAACAATCGACGAGCCCAAGATTATTCCGTGCAGGTGTCCTGCTAAGAATAAATCTTGAACAGTCGACACAGCAGCTTTCGCCCTAATAAAAGGGTTTAATCACAAACATCATTGGACGTTATTCCGTGGACACTAACGGCCGTCCTCCGTTTACAAGTTAGAAATACTATTGCAACCAGGTCTCTAAACTCAAATATCTTATGAGCGAGTGCCTGATCAACAAGTCATACTTCGCTTGCTACTGAGTCTCGTCTGGGGTTGGGTCCCTATCCGAAGACGTTACCCGAATTGGCCGGTGCTCAAATCGCCGGCAAAGTTCACGTTTGGTATACAACGGATACGTGAATCCTCTATTAATCACATCGCAAAGCAAGCTTAATACGATGCATGCTATTGATTATAGCTTCAAATCTCATGGACATATAGCTTCCATGTGGATTAGTTAATAGCTTTGTGAACAAATAAACATATAGTGTCGGCTACAGACCGACAAAAACACATCACATAGGATTAAATTTATTTTTATAGAATTTTCTTTTAATCTCAATCACAAAGGGGTTAGATATTTATAAAGCGCTTCTCAGCGCATAAAAAGAAAGTTAGATATTTATAATGCGCTTCTCAGCGCACAGCCAGTTATTAGAACTCTGGCAAACATTTGGATATTTATAAAGCGCTTCCCAGCGCATAGCCAGTTATTAGAACTCTGGCAAACATTTGGATATTTATAAAGCGCTTCCCAGCGCAT